AAGCTTGGCAGGCAATTTGTCTTCAATGACGTCCACGCCCTCGGCTTTAAGCAGTTCGTTACAAACCTTGTACAGCTTGCCTCGCCCATATAGGCTGTGCGATACCACTGCCAAAGGTGGTTCCAACGTGCCAACGACCCTAGCCGGAAGGACCAAATTGGGCATTTGGACGTTGGTAGGGACAGCCAAAAACCGAGGCGCGCAGGCGCCGGTTATGGTGGAAAGCCGCTCAATGCCGCAATTAAACGAAAACAACGCATCGGTCGCACCCAAATTGCTGCTGATGGCTAGCGACTTGAACATATTCCTGGTAATGAAATTGGACAACGCCACATCTGCATGCACAGCCTTAGCAAAGTGTATGCCGTAAATGACACTCTCAGTTTTGCCTCCTTTGGTCAACTCGGGACTGCTCAACAGAACGGGTAGACCACAGTCGCCGACAACAGTCTTGGCGGGAAGCGACATAGTGTGGGGAATTTGCACGCCACTCATGTTGCGCACACCACCGTACGTGAGAATGGTGTCATGGAACTTGCCATCCGAGCGCAACATGGTGCCAGGATGACTGCCGCTGGCAAGCGTCTCGGCCAATCCTGCGTCGGAAGAATCCAACATGAACTTGGTGATGTCAGAATGCTCTCGGAATTCGCGAGGACACGTGACAATGACAATGTCACGTTTCAAATAGTCATCCCTGGTGGTAAACCACTGGTGGGACGCCGAAAACGTGAGATGCTTGGTGAACATATCGTAGAGCTGCACCACAATCTTATCCCGCTTGTACTTGTCAGCAAGCGAGTTCCACAGATGTGCATTGGTAACAAACGAACGCCCACATGCGAACAAGACATGGCCAGGTGTGTAACATCCTATCTCGGTTCCCACATCATCCTTGACCACAAATTTCATGAGGTAGGTGTTGCGTGCGACTATCTGCCTGATATTGAGTTGCCCAACGGTGGGATTGGTCTGCAAGACGATTGAGGCAGGATCGCTCGGCATCACGGGTTCAACGACGGGAACAACGGTAGCAACTTCGGGAACATTTTGTGCCGGAACGTTGCCACTTGAAACCGCGGGCGCGGTCATGGCAATGATACCCATCACAGCTGAGTAGAGCAAGCCGCCAGTCAAAACACCGGCAGCCGTGACACTAAAGAAGGTGAGGATGGGATGGTCCAAAAACCAATCTTGCCACTTCGCTTGTTCCCAAGAAGTACGCAGTTCGGAAAAATAATCCTGAATGGTAAGCAAAGAGAGCAATAAAGCATCACGTGTGCATTGCCAAGCGTAGACAATGCCCTCACCAGTCTTGACCCAAGTGTCCCCACAGACAGAGGCAAACCACTGTAAATGAGTCTGAGCGTCACCAGAACACAAAGTGGAACGTTGTTTCTCGCGGGCAAAAGTCCTGCTCGAAACACTATCCTCGTCGTCACGTGCTCTCTCAAGCGCGGCCACCTCAAAAATGGCATGGGCGACGCTTTCACGCTCATGTTCGGGACAACTGAGATACATCTCCAAGTCGGAAGGAGTGGCACGCAAACTAGATGAGTTGACCTGAAACTCAACTGGGCCACCGATGTCAAAGTTGTCCGGGATATCAAGACCTCCGAGCTCCGAATCGTCCGATTCATAACCCTCGCTGGAATGCCTGGTGGCGAAGGCATAATCCTCCAGCCACTCATTGAGATACCATTGGAAAACAGTTTTCTCATCAAAGACCTTGAACTGAGCAACATGTTCTTTGTCACACGTGCAAGGAAGCGGGTGACACGAATCTTCGGTTTCAAGCGCGACTGTGACATGACGGTGAGGTGGCACTATGCATTCATAATCAAGATGTTCGGTCAAAGATGTGAACTTGCGTATTCCGGCAAGGTATTCCGCAGGGATGTGTTCCAACAAATCCGTGTTGTCTTTCTCTGCAGACTCCAGTTCAC